TTCGCAACCTGAGTTTATATAACTTTATTTTTTTTTATTTTTTTACTAAGCCGTGCAAGTTAGGGTACGCAGAACACAATCTAAAACACTGAATTAAATGTTTTTCCTGAGGACTTAAAGCCCCATACATTGACGGAGGCGGGTTTTGCAGCGGACATACGTAATGTTTAAAGAGGGTGTACTCGCTTTTTGGCACTCCAGCATTCTTCCGGCTTCTCGTACCCGTGTCTGTGGTTCTGGGAGTTTTTGGTGACCTCGGTATCGTACAATATGTAGGGTAAATGTCCTGCAGCGTGGGGGGGTATGCATGCTGGTTGGGGGTTCCACCTTCCTGTATGTTTTCGGGGACCTAAGGCAAATGTAAGAGTGACTGTTAAAACCCCCGTAGCATATTGTGCTAGTGTGCTGTTTGTTATGCTGGCAAACCCTTCAGGTCCTGGGGCTGGTTGCATTTTTAAGAATATCATTGGAGGAGGTTTTGGTAAAGCCCATCCACCAAGAGCAGAAAACTCTGTTTTAAAGCCTTCGTCTAAATTGGGTAGTTTTGTCCACAGTTGTGTTTCATAATGAAAAGCTCTTCTATTCCATATAGACCCTACCATTAAAGGTCTATTAATTTCTTCTGTGTACTTTTGATCTCCTTTGTTGCTGTAAAATGTTTTAATATCTAAGCCTTGAAGTTGTTTACTTTGTTCTTTATCGTTTGGATAACGCCCTACTGCTTGAGAAGCTTCCTGGGGTTTTGCTGTGTTACCAAACGTAGTTACCCCATAGCTAATAGAGTCAATGCCATTTATATATTTTTGATTAATTTCATCATAGTAGTGATAAGGTTGAGACCGGGGACCGGGTCTGAATGATATTCTGGTGTTCTGGGAACTCCCTGTGGAAATGCCTGTAAGAGCTTTAGCTGCTCCAGTGCTGCTTGAGTCTCCCTCTGCAGTGGTGACAGTGTTTACTAAGGGGCCTGGCATAAAGTTTTGAGGCTGTATTGCGTGGTCTGTAGGTTGTACAAATCTCACCTTAGGCTGACCTCCTAAAGCAGAGGGAACTGCTAACCTAGAAGAATATAAAGGATTATACATTTCATAAAAGTGTTGAGAAGCCCCTTCTAGTGATTCTGCTGTTAGTGGTGGGAATGTGTAGGCTGTGCTAATGCTAGACCCTGTACCTAACAACAAGCAGTTAGCGTGCTCCAGAACATAAAAAGCAGATTCTTCTGAGGGTTGTTTTCTAGTGGAGGACGTAAGGCCTTTAGTGTTGACTTCCCCGACGGTTAAATAGGCATACTGAGGCAGTAGATAAGTCCATATTGGTAACTCTGGGGCTAATGTGTCTTGCCCTTGACCTAATACATAGGGAAATTGGTACTCATCATCTACTAAAAAGCAAAGTTTCCCTGTAGTGCTGTCTGTTACCTGTACCCCCCCTCCTGGTTTGTCTGTTACATCTTTAATACAAACTTCACTTAGGGTTACACTCATGGAAGAAGGTTTTATAGAACCATAGTTTTCTAGCAGTCTTTGAAACTCTAAGGGAGAAAAGTACAAGGAAGCACAGTTTACATCGATATAGTGCCATGGAGTAGCATACGCCATCACTGGGCTAACAGCACACACTTTGCTTTCCCCGGTTGCTGCAGAGTGGCAATTTTCTGCAGGAGGAGAGAACACTCTATATGCATGCTCAGCGGTATAGGGTACCACAAAAACTCTACTAAAAGTACATGTTACAGAGGAATCAGAGAACACAGCTCCCTCACGCCACACTCCGTGTACCGGGTTACTGCCACCGCCTCCAGCTCCAGTAGTTCCTTCAGTAGACGTGACAGAGGCCATGTTCGGGTAGTTTTCAGATGCAGAATATTCTGGCACCGCAGGAAGCTCTCCTTTAAAGTGGGCTGTAGAAGTGAATAAACCTTTTAAAGTGAAAAAGTCTCTAACCACTTGTGCTTGAAATCCTTCTTCATTTTTAATGTTATGTAACAGCTCATCATCTGCTACTGACCAATGAGTGTAAGGGTTTATTCCCAGTTTAATAAGTTCAGAATACCTAAAATCATGAATCCTAGCCGCAGCGTCCACCACACTTTGGGGATTCCCAGCTTGAAGCTGATTACCAGGGCCAATGTAGTTACTAAAGGGTAATGTAAGACTAACTCCACCCCCTTCGTGTAAGTCTTCTTTAGTAAGGACTGCGTCATCTCCTCTAGGTTCATTAAAGGATTTGTGTTCTGCCTCAGTTTCTCTGAAATCTGGGAGAGGTCCATGAGACAAGTCTAAAGTGTACTTATCTGGATTGTCTATATAGTCTTGTAAATGTTGTTTAAGGTAAATACCCAAAGTGCTATCTCCTTTAGTATCTTTATTCACAGCATTCAAAGGTAAAGCATGCTCTGTTAAAAATCTTAAAGCATCACTACCACTTAACGCGTCTACACCATATTTTAAATCTAACTTTAAATGGCTCTGCAAAAACTTTAAAGCTAACACAGGTACTTCTTCCTCTTCTCCTATTAAGCTAATAGCATCTTTTATTATATCTTTGAATTCTGACAGCCAAGCATCACTATAAGCATTTTCTTCGTCCCACCATTTTTGTTTTTTGGAAGCAGGCTCACTCATGCTCTAAAAAGCTCATTAAACCACTCAGATCTCGGCATTTCTTACACGTAAGCACGTCAAAAGGATTAGTACAATCACCATGAGCAGAACATCTTAGAGTGTCTGGTACCAGAATGCTTTTTTCAATAAGCATAGGCAAAACCTCCAAAGACAAACACAAACTGCAATGCACACCAAACTCCTTATCGTGCTCTAAACAGCACACTGGACGTTTAACATTTGTACCCCACACCCAATCAACAGAAAACATAGGCCATCTCAGTTCATTAGTATCATGAACAGAATAGTTTTTTTCCCACTTCAGTCCTCCTCCGGTTCCGGTGGGAACTTCGACTGGCTCAGCCACTGCCACTGGGGTGCTGCAGCGGGGCGGGGAACAGCTATCTTCTTGCAGGTCGTCGATCCAGTGCTCGTTTGAGAGGAGGTCTGCGATGTCCCACTCGACATCAGAGTTTTCAGGACTGCTTGACTGATCTTGGACGTCAAGCCAGGAGGTTGAGAGGTCGCTTCTGTCAAAGCTCTCAACTGACTCCCCGCTACTAGGGAGTTCGCTGTCTGGCTCCGGCTCGCTCTGGAAGTCATGACACAGCGTTGTACGGTCCACTTTCCAAGCAACGTGATCACTAGACAGATGCCATTGAGTAAAGGCGTCACACGCGTTATTCTGTGCCCACCAAAGCCACTGCTTGGCCTCATCAGCAGGGATTAATCCCAGAGCATTAGAGCATCTCACAGTCAGATCAAATCGAACCATGCGATCCTTCAAAGCTCGCTGATGGACAAGGGTCACAGTGTTACCGCACACCACTCTAGTCATGTCACTGTTGCTGGTAATGAGCACAGGAGTGCCACTGACTTCCACGCTGCCCTTATTTTTCTGATCAACTCTACATGGCTGACCTCCTAAAATACTTTTTGCTGCTTCAACAACCGTGGACTTTATTAGTCCCTCGTCCCACAAAATAATGCTTTTATAAGGTACATCATTAAACGGAAAATTTTCATTGTTCCAGTTTACCATGCCATATGTTGGAACAGCAGAGGCCAAACTCATTGCAATGTTAGTTTTACCAGTACTGGGAGGACCAAACAGCCAAATAGTATTCCTTTTACCAAGCTGTTTCTGCACCCAAGCTAAAAACATTTTCCCAGCATACAGAGGGCAATAGTTGTTACTTAAAAAAATGTTAGCAATTCTGTTTTCTCTAATGTTAAAATTTATAGTGTTAGGTCTAGTTAAAATTTCTCCTAGATAAGCTGGAGAGTTACACTTTGACACTGCAAGAGTGAGAGCAGTTTTAATTTGGTGAACTCCTGCTACAGAAGCACTTAAGGCAGCATACTCCTTAAAGTCTGTTTCTTTCCATTTGTTTTCATTAAATATATTTCTTTCTATAAGTGAATCTACCAAAGAGCAGAATTTCTCCCCTCTAACAGTTACAACCTTGCTTTTCTTGTTTGCAGGTTCTCCATCAGAATACAAAGAAACACTGGACTGTTCAACAGACCCCCCATTACATGGTTGTTGCCTTTTATGCATTGTTCTCCTATAACAGAGAGAATTACATACATACTGGTATTCTTCTAGGTTAGTTACACTGTAAATAACATTAGGGTACAGTTTTGGCATTAAATAGTAAGTTACAAAGTCAAAGCCATCTCTATGATATTTCCCCTTTTTACTAACAGCAGGTTTAAACTGAACAGTGATAGTAGGGCTTGTAAAGTCTGCTAACACTTTGTTAAAACCCCCTTCCACAGCAGAACACACATTTCTAGGAGTTAGAAATGGTCCCCCAATCACCACATGAATGTGAAACCCATTATCAAAATGGTTGCCCTCCACTTGCAAAAAATACTTGCAACCCAAAAAAGGCCCAGAGGGGGTGTCCAGTAAAGCAGCCACTTTACAAATGTAGTGAGCCATAAGCCTCTCGGGTCCTCTAAGCTCCGGCCAGTCATCTACATCTAACTGAAAAAAGCAGCACCACCAGTTATCGTTAGCAAAGTCAGTAAAGTTAGCATTTACCTGAATAACTCCTCTATACATCTCCATTGTTAGTAACAGTTAAAGGTTAAATACCTGTTAAAGCACAAGCACCCGCGTTATGTTCTCTCCGAACACCAGCAAGCAAATGGCCGGACACTTCCGCGTTTGCTGCTTTATACACACTATTAGCCAATTAAAACACAGAATTTTTTAAACTAACCAATCAAAATAAAGTAAACAACAAAATGGCGCCGAACTCAAAATGGCGTCTCGAACTGTCAATCATTTCCCTTGAGAACGACACCAAATCAATAGCGCCGCCGCCGCCGCCGGTAGGCGGGACTTCCGGTGCTAAGGCGGGACTTCCTGTGA